ATGCAAACTCCTTTGCAGATTCTACCACATCTTTAAAATTTGCATCGTCTACAATAAGGATAAACTCATCCTCTGTGTAATTAAGAATATGATTTAAACAAGACTTCTGAACGGATCCATCGTGGTCTGCATCATAAAAGATGATGTTGACTTTCTTGTCTAAGTTCTCTTCAGTAGCTACACGAATATCACCATTCAGAATAGCGATGTTGCTGTTATCAGTCCATGTAGTCTTGACATTCTCAATGAACTTTTCAATGGATCCTTCCTCACCAGACCACTCGATGTCATCTCTAACTGGTCGAATGTTTTTATCTTGCCAATGATCTGCTGCATATGCAGTAATATCATTACCTTGGATAGCAGCACAGAATGTACTTCCATTGTATACACCAACTTCTAGATATTTGGTGTCATCATACGAACAGATATTGTTGAGGAAGTGTCTGACAGTATCAGATGACAGACCTTCGATGTCATGATGAAACTTAGATTCTTTCTTTGTTGCTTTGTCAATGGAATCTAGACACCTCTGGATGTATGGGTGTAACTCACGATCTTGTTTCTTAAGGTGTGCGTCAACAACAGACTCACAGTAATTACAATCCCAGCAATCAAACTTACAAGTTTTGATCTTGTCTCTCCAGATGTCAATAGGACGATCCTTCATATCAAGATCTTCCATGTATGGATCGAGTTGTGGGAAGAGCAGTTCTTCTTCTCTATCCCATCTCTCGATAATATCCATAGACTCCTTTAGACGCATCATACTCTCGCGTCCATGCATCTTGAATACATCAATACCTAGATCAAGAAACTCTTGCCAGTCTTCTCTCCAAGGTGGAATGTTTGCTGCCTTGAGTGACACAGCAGCATCTTCATACTGCCATGTAGAACACGAGACTCTACTGATAGCATCATTAAAATACTGTGGACCATCACCAGTTCTAGTGCAGTTAAACTGGTAATGCTCTGGCATGATAGGACAACCGCCCCAGCATCCTTCATTAGCAAGCAGTGAAAGTTTTACTGGTTTGCCAATAGAAGCACAGTATTCTTTAGCATCCATGATACGTTCTAGTTGCTCCCTATCACGCATCAAATCTCTATCTAGATTGACATAGTGAAATCCTGCTTGCGCTGCAGCAACTACCTCATTAGGTCTAGTAACCTCACGCAGAATAGTATTCTTGATATACAGTTCTGGAAACTCTTTCTGAATCTGACCTGTAGACACCCACGTTGTATGTGGCAGAGTTACAATACGAATACCTTTGTCATACAGTGGTTTGAAATTCTCGATCCACACGTCCAGATTCTTTTGATCTGGTCTAACCCACATATTATTGAAGGTAGCAGAAAGGGGAATACCAGTCTGCTCTGCAATCCACAATGCATTGATGGTAGTTCCCCTTACAGGATCTTTGACAAAGATATCTCCCATCGCATCTTGACCGAATGGTTCGATACGACAGGTGAAATACAAATCATAAATCAGATCTTTATTCTTCTTCAGAAAAGGAATAAAGTGATCTTGTGTAAACTTCCAATCAGCTTTCGGATTGATCGGTAGACTGAAGATACTTCGCATTGATTTCATCCTTAATTTTATCTAGTAGAGGCACGTTCATTGTTTCCTCAATTCCGTGGAATGTAGGAATGTTTACATCAGGAGATTCTGCGTATGCCTTGAAGTATTTTTCTGTTCTTCCTGTAATCTTATCCATGGAAAGTTTCATGAGACAAGAATACTGAGAAGCAACGTCTAGGATAGCAATTTGATCTTCCTGCTTCATCATAGCAATAGAGTCGAGGTTACCTGTACCCACTCTACCATTTGCCATCAGATCTAGGGCAGCTTGTTTACCCATCCTAGCAATCCAATACTTTCTTTCTTCTTCCTCGTTCCACTCAGAAGCAGTTTCTAATTCTTCAATGGTTTCAATGTGTTCTTGGATATGATCCACAAAAACATTTAACTCGTATTGAAGTTGATTTAATCTTCTATCCCACATCTCCAAGTCTAACTTGGCGTCATCTACCTCAATCTCTGCTTCTTCTTTTTCAAAATCGCTACAAGCATTAGTTAATCTATCTTCAGCAATTTTGACAGCAAGAACACTCTTTCTCTTACCAATTTTAATCTTCTCGAAGTTATGCAATCGATTCTCGATCTCAAGCATAACTTGCTTTAGTTGCCTATCTCCAGTAACATGTGACTTAATTACAAAGTCATCAATCTGATTTTTAGACATGCCAATAGCAACCTTCTTGGCAAGTTCAAAAATTTCTTCGGTTGTAACCATGATAAATCAAATAATAACTTAGAACTTAATACCAGGAGCAACGGGTAACTGAGATTTTCCTTCATCTAGTCTATTTTCTTCCCTTGCCTGTTCGTATGGCATTGGAATTCCCATCTTATCCTCATATAATCTATTTAGTTGCCTAATTGTAGTGCAATTATAGAATTCTTTTTTCAAGGAATTCATAGCAACAAATAAATCTTTAGATGCTGATTTGTAAAAAGTTCTTTTTTCAGAAACAGATGCTTTTAATTGATCTGTAGTAACACCTTTAGCAGATGCAAGATCAGATAAAATAAAGTCAGTATCGTTGTCGATATCAGATACTAGATACTCCCAATTCTTTTTCTCTAATGAAGAGACACCTTCATCTAATGCTTCAAATCTTTTGTTAAAAGTATCTTCAATAATAACTTTAGCAAACAACTTCATTGTTCTCATGACAGTATTATATCTTGTTTCTGTCATAGGAATTGCTACCTTGGCAGATGTAGAAAAATCAGAGTAAGAAAGATTATCAAACTCTTCATTTATTTCTGTGTCAGTAGCAGAAATCTTGATAGTAGAGCGGATATCACCCCAACCTCTAATACCAAAGATTGCCATTTCTTTTCCTACTTCTACGGCATATCCAGGAAGAGCAGCAACCTCTCCCTCATCCACAGAAAAACAATTCCAATCAAGAATATTATTGATTGGTTCAAACGACCTCAATGTTGCAGCGTCGAATGTACTTTTGCAGATAAAATACTTTTTCATTTGCTTATACTCCTGTATATCCGTTTGCTAGAGTTCCATACTCAATAGCAGCACCAGAAGCTCTACCGCCTGGTCCCTGTGAATTTAGTGAGGAGCTGAATGTAAAACTATGGGTAGAGTAGTTGAATGATCCTCCTGTGTTGTTCTGAGCGCCATTATACATGCCGTTCATGAAACCATAATCCATGCCTGTGTGGAAAGTTTCCTCTCCTGTAGTTCCTGGTTTACCAACAGATTGGAGGTTAGAACCAGAAGCACTATCTCTTCTTGTCATAGCAGCGTTGGTTTGATAACCACCGGCTTCGTTCCAATAAGAGAATCCCTTTCTAGTAGAAACGGTTTTATTAGTTCCGTCTGTTCCTGGAGGAGAACCCCAAGAGGTCCATGACTGTGTGGCAAACTGGAAGAAGTAACCATTACCTCCCTGCTTATACAATCCATTATCTTCACCATAACCACATGCTGGGTTGTTACCACCAGATCCACCAGATCCACCAACAGTAGTTACAGAATTAGTTGTTAAATCAAATCTATCTGGATTGTCTCCGTTATCTCCACAAACATATGCATACTTAAAGTCTCTCTTCATAACAGAAGTTCTGTTCCTTCCAGTTGCCATAGAAGTAGCAGTTCCAGCATTGGTTTCTGTAACCATACTGAATGTAGAAACGTTTGCGCTGTTTGTGTTCCAGTTATCACCAGTACAGTAAACATACGCTCTCATGTTTGCATCTTGAGCGCCTGCGGTATATGCGTCAGAGTATGTGAGCTGATCGCCAAGGTTTGTAATCGTAAATGTAGAATGTTGTAGTCTATTTATGTTTTTCCAAGAACTAGAACTTTGATATCCTGCAGCAGGATAACCTCTAGTAATTGCAAAACCCTCTTCAAAGTTGACGATGATTTCCCAGTATGCATTTGTACCATCAGATTTTAGTACAGCACCAATAGTAGCACCATCACCACTAGCAATTTGTGGTGGTAATGTTGAAAACGGTTGACCGTTTACTAACAAATCATTATTGCCAATGTCAATATCGCCACCAAAAGTTACAGAACCATCAGTGTTTAATGAAATGTTTGGTGTAGTAGAACTTCCAGCCGCTGTATATTTAAGCTGGTCTACCCTTAATTCAGATGCCATGAATACTGAGATCTCCTATCGTAGTATTTATACAATGTTCCAGCTACCACCGTCAGCAACAGTGATTACAATATTATTATTTATTGTGATTGGTCCAAAACTACCAGCGTTATATCCAGATGGAATTGTGATATTCTCATCAACAAAGTTTCTGTTAGACTTGAATGTTCCATAAGTATCTAACCACTGTTTGATGCCATTTGCATAAAGAACTCTGTTATTTGCTTGGTTAACAAAGTCCTGACCTTCGATGTTAACAGAACCAAGAACGTGTAGCTGATACGTTGGATCTGCTTTGTTGATACCAACTCTAGACAATCTGTAGATGTCAGCAGTATTAGATGCTTCAGTCCATCTAGAAGTAACAAACTCAGAGTTGTCTTGGAACAACTGACCGTTGATGTTTACGTCACCCTGAACGTTCAACTTATAATTTCTAACTGTAGATCCATCATTAGGATCGACACCAGATGTAGAAGTTGTGTTAATAGTAACAGCGTTGTTAACACCACTAATTCCAAGAGCAGGAGATCCTGTAAATGTGGTGCTACCTGCAGAATCAGAAGATTCAAATGTGAAGAAGTTGTTGGATTGAGTGTTACTACCAACTCTCCAATATCTGGTAGCGGAGTTGTTATTGAAATTGATAGAACCATTAGAAGTATTCTCAAATGTCATCGCAGAAGTAAACCGCGATGTTCCACCAACACTCAATCTATATGTTCCAGGATCTCCGTTAATACCAAAGTATCCACCACTATTCAAGTATACTTGATCTGAATTAGCTTCACGGAAACGCATATTGTTTCCAGATGGTCTATTTAAATAAAGGTTTTTATCTCCAGAACTAGAAAGGATGTTATAATCATCCGCTGCAGTTGAGTTGTTGAGTGTGATACCAGTATATGTTGTATACTGGTTTCTAACCATCATGCTTTGATTAGAAGCAGTTACAACATCCAGAGTGGATCTTGGATTGACGCCAGCACCAATTCCAACGCGATCAGTAGATACATCGACGAACAATGTGTCAGTGTCAACTGCAAGGTCATTGATTAATGTTGTAGTTCCACTAACAGTAGCATTACCAGAGACAGATAGATTAGATCCAGCACCAGTAATGATTAGCGAACCTGTCATGGAATCGCCCGCTTTCAGGACGTTCAGTGAAGAAGCACCTGTGATATTTGCTGTAATTGTTCCAGCAGAGAAGTTGCCAGAACTATCACGAATAACAGCAGAATCTGCTACATTTGCAGTTCTGAAGATTACATTGCCTTCGTTCCAAATCTTCTGGTTGTTGATAGTAAATGAATCTGCATTACCAACAGCAGCATTAAGAGTACCTGAGTTTGCAGTTGCGTTACCACCCGCAGCAGTAATAGATGCGGTCCTATGATCGTCAGAGTTAGAACCAGGAACTGCTACAGAAGATCTGAAGTAGATAGCAGGAGAGGATGCTTGACCGTCAATTCTACCTAGTTTTAGGAGTGCTGTGCCGCTGTCGCTCTCTAACTTACCTACATCAATACTATTTCCATCAACAATAGAGAAGTCTTCAAATTCGACTCTATTAGAAGCTTGTCCTGCAGTAAGTGCTCCAACAAAATTACCAGAAGTCAAACTACCAATTAGAATTGTGTAGTCGTTAAAGTTGTCTGCTGGGTCATCATTAGTGACAACATTGTCAACTTGGAAACTACCAACACCCTGTGCGTTTGCATTATACAAGTTAATTGCAGGTCCACCAGGACGGAAATCGCCAGTTGCTGAAGTATCAAGAATCTTTCCAGAGAAGTAGATTTTATATCTGGGGAATCCAGAGAAAGATTTAACTGTTAAAGCATCTCTTACTGTTGTAGACTCAATAAATCTAGGTAGTCTTTCTGTAGATAAAGTACCATAGTTAATGTTTAGTGCATTTTGATACCAAATTCCTTGTCTGTTGTCAAGTCTGTCAGCATCCAATCCAGAATCAACACCATCATTGAGAGAAGACCAAATCTTCGCCCAAGAACCCCAAGATGATTGACCCGTTCCAGATCCACGGAGATACATGTTATCATTATCTGTGAATGCAAGTTGTCTTGTACCACCAAATCCAGTATCAAAACCAGTACCACCACTTCTCAGTGTTAAGGTCATATTTCTGGTGCCACCATCACTCAGTCCATTAGCACTGTTGAAGATAGTGTTTGAAACAACACCAGGAGAGAAGTTGTTTGGATCTGGAGAAGATGCTGGGTTGTTAGTACCAGTAAGCAATCTAATTGTACTACCAGACTGGTTGGAAATACTAATGTTGTATGTTCCAGCAAGTCTATCTGGATTTAGAGTACCTGCTGTTAAGTTAGTTGCATCTGTGTAGAAAGAACCTTGTGCGCCGTCTAGTAGGTCAGCGTCAAGTCCGCTATTTGCACCAGTCTTGAGTTCAATAGAACCATTACCTGCTTGACCGATATTGAACTGCGACTTCTTATATCTAGCAACACCAATTGTTCCGTAGAGGTCAGCAGAAATTGTTAGATCAGAAACTCTCTGAACATCAAGAGAAACGTTTGCATACTGTCTATTGACAGTAGAAACTTTTGCTTCTAAAACTAAGTTTGATCCTGTTCCAATTTGAACGGGAGCATTAACAATGCTAAAGTCTGCGTTGTATCCAGTACCACCATCGGTAACGGTTAGTTCTGTAACTGCACCACCAGCAACAACAATGTTTGCTTTGAGTCCAGTTCCTGTGCCACCCGTCAGTGGAACATCAAAATATTGATTGTTAGTAAATCCGCCACCACCATTAGCAACAATAACATCATCAACAAAACCACCAGCAGTATATGTAGATTCAAATGTAATTGGCGAAGCACCACGTTCAAATTCAATGATAGTTCCTAATGGAATATCTTGAGTTACTGGATTGTTTAGTGAGACAGTTGTCAATCCAGCAGCAGTAATAACACCATTGATGTTTGTATTTGCTGGGATTCCATTGATTGAAGAATTAACTTCGTGTCCGATTAGAACATCAGAGTTCGTTGTGAAGATCATCTGTGATGATCCAGTAGAACACTGAGCGGCAAGAGCGGCAAAGTATCTAGTTTCAGCACCCTTTACTGATTGGACCGCGAGAGCAAAGTTGGAATCGCCTCTTAAGAAGGTAAAGGAGTTAGCAGCACCACCTGCTGCAAGTCTATCCGTTTCAATAACACCAGATGTGATATCAGATGCAGCAATCTGGTTAGAAGACAGAGATACCCAATTATTAGCATCAAACGAAGAAGTATTGACAACTCTGTTAATATTGATAGTGTTTGCAGTAGGTGTTGTACTGTCATCAAACGTATCTGTATCAACAATCTTGATATTATTGACAATATCTCCATACAATCTGCTTTCAATCAAAGCAGTACCTTGTGCTTGTGTGCCAGCACCAGGAGGAGCAGAGAATGTTACAGTGGGAGCAGTGGTGTATCCTTTACCACCCTGAACCCCACCAAACGTTTCAATAGTTACAGTTACAACTTGTCCGTTTGCGATAGTACATGTAGCATCTGCTGCCACAGCACCAGCACCTGGGTTACCACCAGAGAATGATACAGTAGGAGGAACTGTATATCCAGAACCACCGTCAGAGATATTGATTTGGTAAACAACACCCGTTCTGTATTCGGTTGCTTGGATAGAACCTGTCGATACACTACCAGTAAAGATATCACCAATAGTAAAAGCTAGTGCAGGATCTGGTTGGAAAGCAAGGAATAGACTGTCGTTATCTTGGTTTAGAATGAACGATGTAGATGTATCCTGTTGGATTGCGATGTCACCAGCAAGTGCTCCTTCAATAGAAGTTCTTTCTGCTTGATCTGCAACAGTGTAAACTTGGAAAGGTCTGAGTGCTGGAATTTGATCGATAGAGATCTTACCAGAATCAGTAAGTTCAACCAGTGCTCTAGGAACAGCGTTCGTAGAGTATGGTTTGTTGATGTATGGTCCGAGGTTGTTGGTGATATAATCTCTAACTGCCTTCTGAGTAGGTAGTTTGGAGTCAGTTGCGTTAGCACCACCAAGTGTGTTGGATGCGTCGAAACCAGTAACAACAACGTCACCACCTTTCAGTTTCAAGAATTCAACTTCAGAGATGGTAACCGTACCTGTAAAGGTAATAGCACCAGTTCTGTTTTCAATTCTTGCGAATGTACCAACCTTGAAGTCACCAAGTTCGTCAGTACCCGAGACATAAACACGACCGTAGTTCTCAGATACTTGCTCGTTCGCTTCGATCTTAGTACCACCGTTTTCAGGTAGTGCAAGATAGTTAGTACCAGAACCTGCAAATTCCCAAGTGTGAGAAGAAGAGTTAACAATAGATGGTCTGTGTAGATTGATCGTCTTACCTTGTAAAACACTTGTAGATACTGGGTTTCCAGTTGAAATATCGGTAAGATTCATTCCACCGCCAGTACCATCATCAATTGTTAGTTGAGCGGAGAAAGGAGGACCAACAGTAACGCCAGCTACAACATCAACAAAGTATTCAATGTTTGTATTTGTATTTTGATAACCATCAATCTTTACAACATAATGCTCCAGTGGTTCTCTACCAAGACCACTGACTGTTAGAATAGTTCTACCAGTTGGAGTTGAAGAAACATTAGAAATAGTTGCAATGTCAAATTCATATGGATCTTTTCTAAATCCTGTGCCTCTTAGAGCAAAACGTCCGAAGTTAGTAGCAGAGTTGGTAATAGATGCATAACCACCAGTCTCACAAAGGACGCCATCTTCACAGAAGATAACGAAGACGGAAACTAACTGGGTATAACCATCGTTGATAACTTTATATCCGACACCACCGAAGGAAACAATCGTGAATGCAGCAGCAACCATCGACTTACCCTGGTTGGGGAAGGATGCTGTTCCGTCCAGTTCTAGACCAGGGAAAGGACAGTTAGGTTGCTTGACCTTAGAACCATCAATTAGAGCACCGCCGCCTCCTAGGAAGGAGATAACAGAAGCGTTTTGAGTGTATGGTGATGCCTCAATAATAGGATAGTCATCATAATCTGCGCGAATTGCTACACGCTGATTATTGGCATCATAGATGTAACTATCTGGATATGTGATGATATTTGCTGTATCATACAGAGTTCCATTAGTTTTGGTAGTAACACCAGGAAGAAGCGTTCCATCTAAGATATCTTCAAACAATTCCATCTCTGTTACGATGGAAGATGCTACATTAGAACAAAGAGGTTGTGATCCATAGAGAAGAATATTCCAATCTTCAAACTTAGGAATTGGGGATGAAAGTGTTACTGGGTTGAAAATAACAATTGTTCCATTTGCTTTTGCACTAACAAACGTATGAGTAATTCCTGCAGCAGTTCCTGCATCACCAACGTTTAATCCAATGGCAAGCATTGACGTTCCAGCTACAGAAGTAATTTCATAGCTTTGTCCGTAGTTGGAATCGAATCTGCTTGGACTTGCATGGTTAGCAGCACCACCACCTGTATCACAAGAGAAAGTGATAGCATCTTCTGCGAATGCAATTCTGTCTCCTACTTGTACAGTACCACCACTTGGAGCTGGTATTGTAATATTTAAATCACCTGTAGTAGAATTATAAACAGCACCAACTGGTGTTGCAGATTCTACTAAACCATCAGTCCAGTTACGCATCGCATCTTGTGCGTATTGCTTAACTCTTTGGAAAGCATAAATGGTTTCATCGCGCTGTGCTTCTGGAATACCAGTTAACTGAGTTCCTGTAAAATATAGTTCGGCAACTTCTACAATTCCTTTGTTACCACCGAATACCAAGTCTTTGATAAGTCCGTCGAGAACTAATCTAATGTCTCTACGACACTTTCTTTGGTTGACATCAGAAAGATTTAATGAAGGATATTGTGCTTCTGTATCTGCAAGTGCTTGATCTGCAATGAGGTCTTTGTTTCTAGCAATCAAATATGCAGCATCTAGGTATGTTCCAGTTTGATTTTTTGAAATAACATCAACCCAGAGGAATGAAAGAGTATCAATGGCAGCTCTTACATCATTACAAGCAAATCCAGTATTGTTTGCTGTTCCATCACCATTAAGTAATGCTGTAGTTGTAATTACAGTATTATCAAAATATCTTGGTACACTGGAGTGGCGAGGAACATAAATTTCATCATTAGGAGTTCCAGTACCAATTCTCCAATTCCTCATAGCATAAATTGCTAATTCCCTAGCGTACTCAATTGCACGAATACACTGGAGGATTTCATCCTGAATATAAGCAATATCACCACCGACAACATACTTCTGCGCTGCTTCGATAATGTTGTGGTTAGATCCAAATTCGAGGTCTCTAATTAGAGCATTGATGAAATGTCTTGTATCTTCACGGCATTGCTCGTCGCCACCATTACCCGTACTATCAGGAGAACTGTAAGCAGGATATAGTTTTTGTCCTGCATCACACTCTAATAAAATATCTGCAATTTTTACAATACTATCTTCTTGTAAACTTGCTACTGGAGTAGATGTTGTAATTGTAGCAACACCAGTTACAATATTATCGTAAGTAAATCCACTAATGTTGTAAGATGTTCCACCAAAGGTTACAGTACCACCAGAGATGTAAGTGTGTGTTGCTGTAGTTTGTCCTAGGTAAATATCAAATGAGTTGCCACTAATATTGTATACAGAATAATGATCTGTCTTAAATTCAGAATTAATAATTCCAACAACTTCATCTGCAATGAAGTCGATGTTGTTTCTTAAAAATACACATGCATCTTGGAATCTTCTTTCTACAGGAGTAGCAAGAGGGAATGAATTTGGAGAGTTGAGTAGAGATAAAGTGACTATTTTAGAAGAACTCTTTACCGTTGCAAACTGACCTGGATCAAAGTTAGCATCTGTAATTGATGGTAATTTTTTAGGAATAACAAATCTTCTTGCACGACCATCAGCATCTTCTAGAACTTTGTAAATTCTTTGCTTGCCGTTAAGAACAGATAAATCAGGACCACCTGTTGGCAGACCTTCAATTAAAATTTCTTGACCTTCTTTAAATTCGTGTGTGTTAGTTCTACCGACTAGTGCATTGGTGTAAAATACAATACCACCAAGGTCTTCTGCATTACCAAATTGTTCGTCTTGGAATCCACCAGTTGCAATACTAGGATCTCCTTGTAAGGAGAAATCAAGTCTTACGATTGGGAGTGTAGTTGTATAATCTTCGTCAACAGAAACAACCTCACCTTCAGCACGAATCGACTTAATTGACGTGGTATCAATTGTCTCATTTACTGGAGTAGCAGCATTAATTGTGTACGTACCACCAACACCATTTCCAGACCAATTTGGAGCATTTAGAATTGGGAAGAAAGTAACAACCCAAATATTATTAGCAGAAAGAGTGCTATCAATAGATTCTACTTCATAAAATCCAGTGAAAGCAGATCCACTAGAAGGTGTTGCTACAACCTGAACGAAAGTACCAGGAGGAATAATAGAAGTTGGATCTGTAGTTACTCTTAATTTATTATCTCCTTCTTGCTGTGTTGCAGTTACTGAGAGTGCGGAACCTGCAGAAGCAGAAGTAATGTATTCAAATCTTTCACCCTCAACGAAGGAACCTCCAATCAACTGGACGTTAATATCACCAGTTACAAACGCACTAGCTCCAGTGGTCTCGTTAAATCTAACACCAATAATATTTGCTCTAGCACCAGTGTTAACACCCTTTACTGTTAGTCCTGTTTGTAGAGTTGAGAGACCCGTATTGTTCTGGAATAGAACGTTAAACTGCTGTGGTCCAAAAACTTGATGACCGATTGGGAAATTGGTGCCAAAGTCGCCATTTGCTTGATTATCAATACAGATTCTTTGCTTGTCGTCAAAGACCATAGCAAAATCCCAGGTCTCAACAGAGTCGCCATTGGAATCAATTTGGTCTCTATATGTGACACCTGTTACATAGTTTTTATCGCCAAACTTAAAGATATGCTTACCAGCATTTCCTGGTCTGATGATTACAAGACGCAAGTTGTCACCAACAACTGATGCGTCTGGTGGTAGAGAGATTGGGTTATCTTCTACATAATCTCCACCAGAAACAATAATAGTTTCCTTGACACCAGGAGTCGCCCATGCAAGTTGTGCTGCTTTCTTAATAGAACGGACTGGGTTTACAGCAGAACGACCATCGTTCAAGTCCGAACCAATAGTCTGTGAAACGTAGATACGACCACCAACGTCATTCGTTGCTAGGTTGAGGACGTATTCTGTAGTAGCAATCTTGTCAGATCTATCGCCAAGTAGAGGTGTAATAGATCTTGGAAATTCTCCAGCAGGTCCAGTTTCACCAAATTTATATGCATTCTGGTCTACTACACGGAAACCAATATGCTTAAATTGGACTTCTCCGTTTAATTGAATGCCATCCGTATGTTCTGGTGCCGAACTGCCAGTTTGTCCTGTATTTAATGCTTGATATACATTAGCACCAAAATATCTGTAAGAATCTTTTTGGAGAATGACACCAGAAGACCATAGCGTGCCAGTGTTGTTGGCATACGTTTTCAAAGATGGTCCTCTGAACGCCATGTTTGGCGTAACAAAGTTATCGATATCTAGGTTTAGAATTCTCGCCGTATCAGAAATGATAGACGTTGACGTTCTAATAGCACCGTTAATATCAAGTTCAAAGTCAACTGTGTCAAGAACGGCAGTAGCAGTAGCACCAGCGCCACCACCTTCAGTAATACTTACGGCAGGAGCAGTTGTATATCCACTACCCTGCTCGTTAACAGCAATAGTTACAACTTTTCCGTTGAAAATAAATGCAGATGCGAGAGCTTGAACGCCTCCTGGTTCGTTTGGAGCTCCAATTGTTACTGTTGGGTTAACCGTGTAACCAGAACCACCAGTATCAACAACAATATTATTGACTCTATTACCAGTTCTGTTAATACCTACACGAGGTAATGCGGTCTGTGGATCTAGTTGAGCACGAAGAATTTCCTTCTCACCAGACCCAGTACCAGTTCTGATAGTTACTTCATCATCACCGATAAGTCTAGGACTAACGCCTCTGATCTTTTCTTTATCGGAATTAATGTGAAAACTCATGGTGTTCCCGCGCTCTTGACTTTTTTCCTATAGTATATTTAGCATCAAGCCCAATCAATACTCACCACTTCTGTTTTAGCAATCCACTTAATTGTTGACGTTGTTCCTGCTCTTGTAGTAGAATAACTGAATCTATTCAATGCTCCAACTGGTTGAATAAACCAAGTCTCTCCTGATGGAATATCATCTTTAATTACTGTTTGGAAAGTAGACTGGACTGTAGTATTTCCAGCAGAATTACAGAAGACCGAGGTTTCAAATTTTGTTGCATAGACAGTTCCCGCTGCATTAACTGCAATAATGTGAGCGGTAATGAAATTAATAGTATTATTGGAAATAGGAATTTGTGTTCCTAAATTATCTAAATCTAGTGTTGATGTATTGAGACCTCTTAGAATGTAATTGGTAGTTCTACTATCAGTATAATTACTATTCTTTAACTCAATAGTATTGAGATCTTTTGCATTTCGTAATTCATCTACAACAGTGGTTTTATCAATAGAAAATCCACCAGTAGAATCAAACTTTTCGATTGTGGTTGCCATTTTTATTTCTTAGTAACGTTTGATACAATTACAATATTTACGGTATCGGCAGTATTAACATCAGCACCTAATACAATATTTAGTCTTGCGACACCAGTTCCAGTAACCTCAAACGTAGGAACGATTAACTGAATACCAGTTCTAATATTTCCATATGTTGTATGGAATATATCAGTTCCATCATCTAAAACACCAAACTCGATAAATTCTTTATCACCAGTCACAGTATTATGAGCGATAACAGTTGTCTTACATCCTACGTTAGAAGCAACTGGATATAATTCAGAATTGCCATTATTTGTAGTTCCTTTTACAAGAGAGATTTTTTCAGATAAAACTCTGACATCAGCAAGTTCAAATTCTTTCAGATCTCCATCAAAAATTTTAACTAGATCTAAAGTACCTGTTCCAAATCCAACGTTGAGGAACACATCACCTTGGTTATCTAATCTAAGTACAGGATCAACAGTTATACCAGCAGATAGTCCAAGATCGAAATATTGCTTAGTTGTATGTAAGAACGTTCTATCTACTGCAGTATTATCAAAGGTAGAAGTTGCACCATCAAATGTTAGCAGAGATGCGGTAATTTCAAATTCATCAGTAGTTACAGATCTAAGAGTATCAATGCCATAGAAATCTAGCGCAGATGTTGTTACTTCTAGAGTCTTTGTATTATCATTATAGAAGAACAGTGTGTTTTCATTTGCACCAGGGGAAGATTCTGGAATAATGTAAGTGTTCTGGTCAACGTCCTTAACTCCACCAAGAGATCCCCAGTTAGTTCCATCATATCCCTCAAACTGAGTTGTGGTATCACTGAATCTGATAGATCCTTTGACTGCAATACCTCTATCTGCATCAGGACCATTTGGAATAACAAGAGAACTTGGTGCATCACAAACAATCTTTTTACCAGCATTAGGACGAATAATCAGATCGTTGATGTCTGTAGAAATTACATTGTTTGCAAGTCTGAGATCATTGTTAATAGAAAGTGGTAGTTCTGATTGTGGACCAATTCTAAGTTCCGAAATATCTTCGAATGTGATTGGAGCAACAGCAAGTTGAGACCATGTTAGTTCTGCAGTTCCATTGAGAACGGCACCAACAGTGTGTGTTGGTTCATTACCAGATGTTGCTGTGGTGCCATCTCCAGTTACTTCATACAGATTATTCTTATACTTGATAAAAGTACCCGTAGTAACAGGAGTATTTGCTGTCCACTCAACAAATGCTGGTGCGGTAACACTGAGAGATCTTAGTTTCTTGAGATTAACAAACTCAAAATAGTTTGGAGTAACTTTGATCGTATTTACATCGTCATTAATAAACCATAAGGTGTTATCATTTGCACCAACAGTTTCTTCTGCAAGAATATAAGTATTTCCATCTAGATCTCTAACACCACCCAGAGAAGACCAAGAAGAAGTTGTATTGCTATAACCCTCATACTGATTTGTTGTGGTGTTGAATCTAATAGATCCATCAGTTGCCGCTCCTGGTCTTTCTACTGTAGTTCCAGATGGAATTACCAATGCACCAAAACCATCAACAATGGTAGATCTTCCTGTTGGAGCTTGTAAGATTAGATCAGAAGATGCATCTGTTGAAATTGTGTTGCCTGTGATGAACAGTTGATTATTTACATTCAGTCTATTTGTGGTTTCTAGTTCACCTGCAGTAAGTAAATCGCCTGTAGCGTGTGTGATTGTAAGTTGACCAACTGTAAAGTCTGTGCTGGTCGTGATTGGTGCTGCTGCAGTCAGAGATAATCCAGCAGTTGAAATGATTGCTGGAGTAGTAACACTAGTTGTTGCACTAACTGTATCAGAGGTAACAGTAGTAGATGCTACACTATCAATCTCCCCTGTAGTTGCTACAACCTTTACTGCGGTAAGCGTTCCGTCTAAAACTTCACTTGTAATAATATCTCTTTCTTGAATTTGAGAAACTCTTACTTGGAATCCAGATCCAAAAGTTTTTGGATTGTTTGGATCAATCGTTATAGAACCTTCGTTACCATCAGATCCATATGAATCTGCGTATTGGTTTGCTTCAAAGATATAAAGTGTTGGAGTATTTGATGTGACACTAATATCCAAATAATCTTGACCCTGCGTTACACCATCTGTATACTGAGTTCCAGAGGCATTAATAATAATAGCACCAGCAGTAATTGGTAACTGGGAAATAGTAATCGTAGTTGCGTCATCAACACTTACGATTCTGGTGTCGGAATTTAATTCACCAATACCACTTACCTTAGACAGTAACATACCCGCAACCAGTCCAGTGGTTGAAGATAGTGTAAGTGTTGTGGAATTAACATCCAGAGACGTAGATAGATTTTCTACCAAACTAGGACTATATGATCCGTCTGGGAAAATACTAAATGCTAACTGTGTTGCTCCGTTAGAAGCATCACTTGTGTCAAATCTATATGTGCTACCGACATATAGAGTAAGATTCGGGGTTAGTTGAGGACCATTTCCATCTGGATCAATATAATACCTGATGGTAATAGCACTAGCAGTATCAATATCATAAACAGGAGTAGATGTTCCTGTTTTTACAATTTGATCTCCTCCATTGAATGGAGCTCCCTGGTCTGCTTCAACAAGAATGCTGGTAATATTTCCACCAGATGCTTGAACTTGTAATACTTCTGCTGGTGTGGATGTAGATACAGTAGCAACATCAAAAGTAATGTCATTTGCTGGACTTGCTCCACCAACTTCTGTGCCAGCAATTGTAATTGAATCTGTGTCAACATAACCTAGTCCACCTGCATTAACAGCAACTGAAGTAACTTGACCAGCACTATTTCTAACGACATCAAATGTAGCTCCAGTTCCACTACCACCAGTGTAATTAGAAACTGTATATGTTGCAGCTTCGTCTGAAGTAAACGTTAAGTTTACTGATGCTGTTTGTAGAGGAGCAGCAGATAGTGTAATTTCTGTGCCACTATCTACACTTTGAACTGTTGTGTTAACAGCGATGTTACCACTACCATCTTCAGTAACAGCATCTCCTACAGAAATACCTGCAGTGCTGGCAAGAATTACACTTGTGTTTCCTGAGTTTAGATTGGCGGCGAGAGGTCCAGTTACAGTTGGTGTTACATCTGGAGAAGAAGTTATGGTAATGTTTGTAACTGCTCCAGCTGGAATTTCAATCTGATCTCCAGCAGATAAAACAGAGTCAGCAATAGTTTGTATAGTTGTAAGTGTTTGTACAAACTTTACTGTAACTGGAAGATTGACTGGTTGAGTGAGGTTTGTTGCGTTAACAGTTAGTAGATCATCTACGGAATATCCGTTGCCTTCATTATTAATAGCATAAGTATCAATTGGACCCAGAGAATTAACCGTATATTCAAAGTCATCAGCTGGATTGCCATATGGTGGCAAGACATTTAAGACGATTGGTCCAGGACTTACAGCTTGTGTAGAGATAGTAATTTCTGTAGCACTATCTACGTTAGCAACCGTGGTTCCTGCTGCAAGAACACCAATTCCAGAAACTTTTTCAACAATATCATCAATATTCATTCCTGCTGTGCTAGGAACTGTAACTGATAATAAACCTGAAGAGGTAAAGATCAAGTTTGCCGCACCACTTACTGTTGGCGCAATATCTAATGTAACCTGTGTAGCGTTATCGATGCTCTGAATAACAGTTGCCTGGTCTACTTGTCCTGTATCTCCAGCACTCGTAGAAACAAGCATTCCAACTTCTAGAGAAGAAGTATCAGAAATGGTAATTTGTGCTTGTCCCTGAGTAAGAGTCGTGGGGAATGCACTGGTTGTACCAGGGACATATGTTGAAATATTAGATACTCCTTGAGCAAGACCTAATACATCATTTACTTGATAACCAGAACCATAGTCAGTAATTGTGAAATTACTGATCTGACCTGGGTTTGTAGAAACTGTATATTGGAATCCAGCACCACCGCCACCACCAAGGTCAGCATCATTAGCAGATAGTACATCTCCCAATACATAATCTACACCTTGATCTGTTACAGTAACGGTATCTACAACACCAGTAAACGTGAGTCCTGTAACTTCATATTCAAATCCACTACCTGATCCACCTAGATCAAGATTAGAAATTTGTAGAATATCACCTGATTTGTAGTCGTTACCATCCGCAACAAATGTTACTGAAGTGACAGCACCACCAGAAACATCAATATCTAGATATGCCTGTGAACCATAGTTACCAGCTGCTCCAGTATTTACAGTGATGTTGCCACCTGCTGGTGCCATGTTCTCATGGTTAGCACAATCATATCTGATGACATTTGTTCCAGTTGCTGCGCTTGGTTTGATAATTAAATCTTGGAATGCTCCTGGAAAACCTGCATTGCCTTTGACATAGAATTCAAATTCTGGATCAATAGAAGATCCATCTGCCATCTGGTAAGTCATTCTATGGTTGTCACCACTATTAGCTCCATTGGAAGGATCCAAACTGGAGTCTGACATATCAAAACGATATGTATTACCAACAACCATTGTTAGAAGTGGTTGGGTGTTGCCGTCAATTTGATAAATGTAGTTTGGTTCTCCAGGTTGACCAGCATTTGGATTGGCAATTGCAGTAACTACAAAAGTTTGTGTTGGTTCGTTGAATGCCTGAACAAACGGATAGTTATTGTCTGGATATCCAGTACCACCTTGATTAATAGTACCACCGATTGCAGCAGTACCAGTAATAGTTACAGTAGCTTCTGCTCC